GTTTTAGGTCTTGTATGTCTTGCACGTTTTTCCTCCTTCTTTGGTTTTAAACGTCTGAGAAAAGGTGTGACTGCAACGGGATTCTTCGCGCAGTACTCAGGGTCTCCTTGCCCCGACTGAATAAGAAAAGCGGTGTCCGGTGGAATGCGCCCATTGGTTACCGATTGACCTATTGGACAGGAGCATGACGCAATTACGTTTCCATTGAGGTACCCCGTAATTTCACAGGACATCGAAAAACAGTTAACGGTCTGGTGTCCTAAGTCTAGATCAGCAGAACACTCTTGAGCCTTGGTTCGAGCGTCATTCCAATTTGTAATTTGTTGAGGAAGGTAACGTTTGTAAGAGAACAAACTCCAGACTTGGGTCTCGTCTACTCGGTCACACGACCCTTGCATATTACCGCCGTCAATATCCGCCAAAGCTTTTCCATTAATAACAGGACACTCGCAAACTGCTTCAGGATAAATCTTTCCCTTAATAGTCATGCTGTTTCCTGTGGGCGTACACGTCGAGGCCGCACATAAAGCAAAGTCTCCAACGCACATATCCAAACCTTTCGGAATGTTTTGAGCGTGAGCCGTGGTCATAAATAAAAATAGTATTAACAAAAGTTTTTTCATAACAACACCTTATAAAAAAACCCTTGATCTGGGGATTAGACCAAGGGCTTTAGCACTACACGGAAAACAAAAGGAAAACAAAATCCCGATGTCGGGTTAATTTTATCTAAAAGTAAACGCAACTTCAACTCTCAACTGTCGAAACGATCATCCTCGTCACGAGGTTTGTATTTCTGTACAAAGTCATCAAAGATAACGCGCAATTGACCACTGATCGTGCGGCCCTCAGCCTTGGACATTTCTTTAATTACGAGGTAAATCTCCCTCGGCACTAACACGCTTTTCCATTTATTGGTATCCATTACACTACTTTCTTTAGGTTTACATGGGAGTATATGCGAATATATAAGATTACGCAACCATCTTGACAAGAAAACCTTAAATTAAGACAATACGCGAACGTTCATCCACCAAGGACGGAAGTAGACCATTCGGTCGAAGGAACGCACCTAACTTTAAACGGGAGGGTGTCATGACATTGTGGACTCAATATTGTAGGGCAAAAGCTATCGATAACCATAAACGAGCGCAGTTGTTGCGTCTATTGCAGTTACAGGCAATAAAAAAAAGCCCCGATTAATATCGGGGCTAAAATAACACTCGGAGGAATGAAATGGCAGTTACTTTGCCTCTCCCCAACTTGGACCTATTTCTATGTCACATTTGTTAGGTACTTGTAAAGGAACTGCTTTGGTCATTATATCAGCAATATGTTTTGCTTGCTCCCTGTTTTTTACAGACATAGCAATCTCATCATGAATCTGCGTCAAGGGTACTAAACCCTCTTTATAAAGATCAACCATTGCTTGCTTTGTCATGTCCGCCGCCGAAGCTTGAATCAAACGGTTCAAAGCTTTGTACGTGTAAGCCCTTTTAAGCCTCGTGGTGGCTCCGTACTCTTGAACGGCCTCTTGGTAAGGCAAGGCTTTGTTCATCGCAAAGGTGTCGGGCTCCCATCGGTCAAAACGACACTTACGACCAAGTATTGAACGGATCGAACCCGAAGAAGATTTGTCATTCAATCGATTCATCACCCCGTTCATTAACCCTTTTACGAACGGCACTCGCTTATGGTATTGGTTAATTAAACTTTTTGCGTCATCCATTGAAATATCCAACTGCTCCGAAAGTTTTCCAACCCCCATGCCGTACATCATGCCAAGGTTAATTACTTTAGCTTGCTTCCTTGGAATGTTCGCCATCTCAGCCACCATCGTATGAAAGTCTGTGTTAGGATCATCGTTGTATGCTTCAACAAAATCTGACGCACCCTCCAATGGCAAATTACGACTCTGACCATAAACGTGAGCATAATGAACCAAGATCCGTGGTTCCTGTTGCGAGAAGTCTATGGCGGCCCACTGCTCTCCCTCTTCAGGTAAAAACAAAGAACGTATCATTGGGCCAATCTCAGGGTCTCTTGCGGGAATTTGTTGAAGGTTCGGACTGTTCATACTTAAACGACCGGATACTGTCCCCCCGTCATCAGATCGAATTTGATTGATATGGCTATGAATTCTACCGTCAGCGTGACAGTGCTTTGTGATTGTGTTGAGGAAAGTGCCGGTTGTCTTATTCAGGTTCCGAGCCTCGACAATGAGTTGCGCGAGTGGGTGACTGTTCTCTTGGAGGAAAAGCTTTGTGAAACTAGGTGCGCCCTTTTCGGTCTTTGGATATTGGAGCCCGACTTTATCGAAAGCTTTGACGAGGGATTGAGCCGCCCAGATTTCAACGTCACGCCCCGCAATCTTCTTAATCTCTTTCATGACTTGCCGTTCCCGCTTGACAAGACTGTTCCTAGTTTGCTCAACCCTGTCTTGATCGACCCTGACTCCGCGCCAAGTCATCTCGATAAGACATGGGAGCAGATCAAGCTCAAGATTAGCAATACCCCAGAGGTCTTCTTTGCCAAGCTGAACGCTGAAGTAATTCCAAAGTTCGAGAGCGAGTTCGGCATCAGCCTCACCGTAAGCACCGACGTGCATGGCGGGGAGTTTCCACATCTCAGCTTTAGGATCAACGCCGAAACTTCTAGCGGCCTCGACTAAACCTTTCTCTGATTTTGTTTTGCCCAACAAGTCGTAAGACAAAGCGTTTAAGCTGTAACTAAATCTGTTCTCATCTAGTAAAGAAGCGATCAACATCGTGTCGATTATTCTTCCTTTGAGATCAAAGCCCATGCGCTTGAGCCAACCTGCGTCGTACTGAGCGTTGTGCATAATTTTATCTGCGGGGCATTCGAATACTTTTTTCAGCCAACGATTAACAATCTTTTCATCAAGATTGCCTCCGCCAAGATGCCTAATTGGGATGTAACCTGACCATCCATCTACGGCTACTGCATAGCCTACAACCTCCCCATTTCCTGTAGCCCATCCGGGACCATTGGTTTTAATATCGGGGTCTCTCGTTTCTACGTCGATAGCAATTTTTTTTGCGGCTGTAATATCTGGCAATTCCATCGGGGGTATCCATTCGCTTTTTGGAGCGAACATTGCCATCTGCAAATTTCCCGCCATACAAACCTCTCTTTATTTTTTGTCCCTTGGGGAGAATTCTCCTCCAAGCGCGGTGTAACCCGCTTTGTCGATCCACGAGTCTTCGTGGTCGATTGTGTTTAAAAGACGGGCGGTCTTTACCCAATCCATCATGAGCGCAACGTGAGATGCTGTAATCCTCCCGTGACTTTCAATTGCTGACTTTGCTATTACGTTCCATCCTTTAGCTATTTTATCGTGATTTTCGTATGCGTCACCATAATCTTTTGCTCGATCTCCTTGAATTAAATAATTAGCTTGCGTTAACAAATTAGACCTGTCCATCATCCCTCCATAACTTTCTTTCTCTTTCTTTAAGAAGTTGCAAACTATTAAAAACCATTTTCATTTCTACTAATGCACTCATGGCATGTTTTTCTGCTTCATCATATCGTTTATTGTTTACCGCTTCTGATATATAACGAAATTGTTTTTTAGCTTTTAAATAAAACTCACTATAGTCTCGTGGCTGTTTATTGTTCTGCATCTTCTTCCTTTTCTTCGGTATAAATTTTTGGTAAAAAAACTAAAACAAAAGTGCCACATTTGGGGCAGCTTAAATTTGTTTCTATTGAAAAATTCTCATCGTCTTCATCCATGTCATGGTCCCCACCCCAGATTAATTCATGATTACAGTGCCAACAATTCATAAGTTATAACTCCTTCCGACATCATCAGGATCAACGATGTACAAGTTTTGTTTTGCTCTGGTTACCCCGACATAAAATACTCGATGCATATCGTCAGGATTAATATGCATTTCACTTTCTGCGGAAGGGCTGAGGTCCGTGAGCAGTACAACGTTGTCCGCCTCCCCACCCTTTGATCCGTGGATCGTGGACGCTGTTATCCGAGGCGTGGCATTAAACTTCTCGCCCCGTCTTAACAACGCCGTGATATAGGCTCGTTCGGTCTCCGGTATTTTATCCATTGCTTCGGACCAGATCATTTCTTTAGTTGCCAGTAACCCGTGATTGTTTATCAGACCTTGAAGCGTAACAAACTCAGCCTCATCTAGGGCGGGTAGTTTTTTAAATCCGCGTTGAACGTGTTTACCGGAAGACATATAGCTATAAATCTTTTTAGCGACGGCTCCCGATACTTCTTTACCTTTGCGAAGATTCTCCCAACCGTTTACAGCTTCGGATAATTTTTCTCCAATCGAGCGGTGTCCTTTGTAATTAAACAAATAGCCGTTTGATTTTAGATCAGAAGCTACGGCCTGTAGGTGGTATCCGGCTTGAGACAAGATCAAC